GAACTGGGTGTTAAAAGCGTCAGGAGATAAAACAAATTTGGTATCTCCTAGACCATTGCCTAAAAAAATGAAAGTAATCCCTTATATATCTATTCCCAAAGATAAGTGGGGTAAAATTAGAAAAGAAATGTATAGCAAAATTGGTATTGGAGTAAGAATGACTAAATGATTAGAAAAACCCGAAGAAAAGGCGAAAAGACCACTCCCCCGAGTACCTCTCCCCTACCACTCAACCAGTTCTATTTTGTGGCTAAAAAGGGAAAAATAGGGACACCTCTTGGAAGTAGAGGAGAGGTATCCTATAGTGCGGAAATATGCGGTAATATGGTCTAACAATTTGCCCCTTTACTTAGTAGACCTAGTTGTGTTATATTAAAATTATAAACTAAAAAGAATAGAAATGGAAAACACTTCAACAAGCCCGAGAGCGAATCAAAGCCTCTCAAAACCATATAAAACAAAAGACCTCTATGAAGCGGCGGCTCTACATTGTAAAGGCCAGAACTTGGCCGGTATTGAAACGGGCAGAAAGCCTTATACATTTGTTTTCGAAAACTACGATATTTGCCGGGCCTTAAGCCTTGAACATATTAATAATCAATTAGCGGTTTTATCTCGAGATTACGAGAGTTCGCTTAAACTATTAAAAAGTCGAGTCAATACTTTATAATGGGGGGGTGAAAAGATATGGAAACAAGAATTAAAATATTAGGCGTATTCGCAAATCAAAGTGGTAAGGGTGTTAAAATTCAATTGATCGGCGGGAAAAAGGAATCAATGATTTCCTATGTTGGTGATATACTTACAATTAAGACAGAGAAAGAATCAACATTTACATCTATCAAGAACTTTTTATCAAGATGACTGATGAAATAAGAACGGTCGAAGTAAAACCGATCGAAACAAAACCAGTTGAGGTTAAACCAGAAGCAGGTCAATCAACCGGGCCTAAAAATATAGCATGGGACGAAGCATTTATATTCTATTGTACGGCAGTAAAAGGGAAGTACCCGGCATTAGCGGACGTTGCTAGGAAATACGGCGTTAGAGAGCAGACGGTCAGAGATCGGGCCGCAAGTGAAAAATGGGTCAATAAGCGGTCAGAGAACGTAGGAAAAACGCAAGAAACCTTTTTACAAGACCGGCAAAATCAAATTATAGACGCTAACGCTCGGCATTTGAAAAAATGGCGCAAAGCTCAATCACTCGCCGGAAGTCTCTTTAAAATGTTTGAAACTCGGGTTGAAAAATACCGAGAAGCCCAAGCGGAAATTGCTCTTATGAAAGAGCAACAAACTCCTGATCCCAACGGTACAGGATCTATGATCGATGAAAAAACTTTACTCACATCGGCTGAAGAACTTAAAAAAGTCAAAATGCCGTCCGAACATCGCCTTTTAAGCATTGTTACCATATTAAAAACATCAATCGAAGGCGAAAGGATCGTTCTCGGCTTACCGATTATCGTAAGCAAGACTGACGTTACAAGCGACGGTCAACCGGTAGTCTTACCGCCAGAACTAATTACCGAAATTGATAATCTTCGCCGCAAAAATGAAGAACCAACTGTCACCCCAAATTCAGGAAGTAATCAATAAATATGGAGAAGTTAGAGCTAAAGTGTACTTTCGGCAACGCTATAATGATCCGGCTTTCATTGGCGAGTTTAAGTATTTATTCCCGAATCATCTCGTTGCTACAAGCGCACCCTTCCATGACGATATTTTATCGGCGATTGCGGAAGGCGGTCGGCAAGCCTATGCCGCCCCGAGGGGTTTCGCAAAATCTACAATAATTAACATTGTCGGTTTATCTTGGTTTGCTCTCACCGGAAAATACCATTTTATTCCGCTTATCTCCGATACCTATACTCAAGCGAAAGCTCACTTAGGAGGTCTTAAACAAGAATTAGAGTCAAACAAGATGCTTCATTGGCTCTATGGGGATATTGTCGGTAGTCCTTGGGGTGAAGATCGCATTGTTATCAATGGGCCTGATGGCCCTGTTATGGTTATTGCTCTAGGGGCAGGAATGAAAATCCGGGGACTGAAGTTTTTACAATGGCGACCTCAATTAGCAGTTATCGATGACCTAGAAAATACTGAAATGGTTTATAGTCCAGAACGTCGGGCCAAGTTGGCCCGGTGGTTTGACTATGATCTTATGCCAGCATTGGACAAGCCAAAAAATGTTATTTATCTCGGGACAATTCTTCATTACCACGCGCTTTTGAAAAAGGTTGTTGATAAGGAAGGGAAATATCAATCATGGAAAACTCATCTTTATAAAGCATTAGAAAACGGCGAAAGCACATGGCCGGAGCAATACCCAACCAAATATTTAGTCGCAATTCGTGATGATCCCGACCATCCCGATTATGAAGGGTCGATCGTTTTCGCTCAAGAACGCCAAAACGAACCGCAAGACGACAAGGATCGTATTATCAAGCTCGATTGGATTAAGGAGTACCATTTCGCTTCTCATCTTAGAACGATAATCGGGGAAAATGATGTCGTTCGACTTTATAATTGGCTTAAGAAACTTAAAGTATTTGGTGGCGTTGATCCGGCGATTGGTGAAAAAGAAATGAGCGATAATTTTTCTTTTTATATATTTGGTCTTGATCAGGACACCGGGAAAGAATATCAACTGGATCTCATCCATGGAAAGTTCACAATTGACGAGCAGGTAATTAAAGTGGTAGACTTATGCAAAGAATGGGGTATTGACGTTCTTGGTATTGAAAGTAACGCATATCAAGCCGGGCTTTTTCAGCTAGTTCGGACGAAACTTCAAAAAGAAGGCGTCCAAACTAGGATTAGAAAAATCATCACGGACAAAGATAAAATCCGCCGAGCAAGGATTCATAGCGTTGCTTTTGAAGGTGGTTTTGTACAACTAAGGAAAGATCACCCAAAGTTTGATACAATAAAAAGAGAGATCGAGGAGTTTCCATTTGGGAACTTCGACGATGCATTCGATAGTTTAATGTTAGCGCGTGAAGCTCGACAAAAACCAAAGGGCCGCGTTTTTAGACATAAACCAAGAGGATTTTAAAGATGACTGACTTAAAACAAATTCATACTAAACTTCTCAATGATAATAGGTTTAAGGATTATCGGGTCTACGAGCAGTTATATTTAGGTCAACACTTCAGCGCTTTTTCAATCAAATCCGAGGATTTTAAAGATGAGTATGCACGTCTTCGCTATGTAGTTTGTAACTTCGCCGGACTAGCTTCCAAGGTAATTGCCGATATGCTTTTTGGTGAACCAATGAGATTTATTGATGATAAAAATCAAGAGTTTATCGATGCTCTAGTTTTTGAAAAAGGTCTTGATACTCTATTTTATGAACACGCAGTCGCTAATTCTTATTTTGGGGATAATCTGTTTAAAATCAGGGTTCAAAAGGATGAGCTTTTTATTGAGGATCAACCACCGCTCCTTTATCTTCCAGAGCTTGATCCTTCAAACGTTCGAGCTAAACCAGAAGTGATTAACCTTGCGTGGATTCTTAGAAAAGGCGATGATAGTTATTTGGTAGTTGAAAAACACGCACCGCCTATTATTACAACTGAAATCGGTCAAATTATCAAAGAAGGCGAAACAATTAAACAAATTGCGGTTGAGACCGCTAATAGTCTTTTGAAGACTGATTTCCAAGAAAGAGTTGATACTAAAATTAACCGATTTTTAGTTAAACACGTTCCTAATCCTAAGCCTCGAGGTCACTTCGGCGTTTCTGATTATGTTGATCTCAAAGAGCTTCTTTTCGCCTTAAACAACAGAATGTCTAAAACCGACAATATCTTAGATAAACACTCCGACCCAATTTTAGCTGTTCCCGGTGATATTTTGGATGAAGAAGGGAATATCAGAAAAGAGGCGTTTAATATGTTCGAAATTGGCGAAGATGGAGCAAAGCCAGAGTATATTGTTTGGAACGCGAACCTCGATACTGCCATGAAGCAGATTGATAAATTAGTCGAATTTTTATTTATGTTTTCAGAGACAAGTCCGGACGTGCTTGGTCTGGGCAAGGGCCAAGCAGAATCCGGGCGCGCTTTAAAGATGAGACTTCTCAGAACGATTGCGAAAAGAAACCGCAAGAAACTTTATTATGATCGCGAGATAAAAGACGTTATTTTCACAGCCGAACTTTTAGCGGAAAAAAACGGATATAAAATAAGTGATGACTTTAAGAACCTTAAACCAAAGAACCCTCAACCACCGGAAACTAAATGGCAGGATGGGATTGTCAATGACGAGGTAGAACGAACCGAGATCGCAATTCAACAGGTTGACGGCGGATTGCTTAGTAAAAAGCGAGCGATAATGGATTTACACGGTGTTAAAGAAAAAGAGGCTGACGAGATTCTTAAAGAGATTGAAGAAGAAGGCAAAGACTCTGACTTTACAAGTTTTGTAGATAAAAACGGCGGCAATAACCCGTTCGTGAAGCCCAAGCCGGGCAAACCGGGTAATCAACCGCCAACCAAATAAAAAGGCATGGCAAAAGACAAACCACTATTAAGCGCTCAAGTAATGTTCCGAGATAAGCGCTTGAAAACTCTTGTTAGTTGGTATAAGGCAGCAACTAAACAGCTAGTTAATACTCTCAATTCAACGACAGATTTTGGTCGGGCAAGTAGAATCTCCACTCTTAAACAGATCGATAAAACCCTTCAAACTTTAGACAAAAAGACCGCCGGATGGGTCAAGAAAGAAGTTGATGTTTATTATAAGAGGCACGGAAAGGAAGCTATTAGCGCTTTAAAGGCTGATGGCTTCCCTGTTGATACTACCTTCGGTCTAGTAGATGATGAGGCGGTTAAAGCCCTTTCTGGCGAAATAATGACCCATTATCAAGAGGCTTATTCCGGAGTTAAACGATCTGCGATGAGAATGTTAAACGAGGCGGCCCGTCAGCAAATTCAAGCTCTTTTAGCAGAAGGCAAGATCACCGGAGCGACTAGAAAAGCAATCTCCGATCGGATCGCCGGTGAATTACGCAAAGGCTTTGTTTCTCTTGTCGATCGGGGCGGTCGGAAATGGTCGATCGAGGCTTATTCGAATATGCTTACCCGGACAATGCTAGTAAAGACATCAAACGAAGGTATGTCAAACCGGCTTCTTCAAAGCGGTTATGATTTAGTCCGTGTTTCTGATCATTTAGGAGCTTGCCCTCTTTGTGTTCCTTGGCAGGGGCAGGTTTTATCGATGTCGGGAATACACCCGGATTATCCGTCGGTAGACAAGGCGAGGGGTGAGGGTTTGTTTCATCCGAA